GCCCCGGAGTTAAGAAAACAGGATTTAGTTTTAATGTCCATAAGTTAACATTGGAGTTAGTCCAATCGCTTAAGATAAAATTGATAATATTAAGTGCTGAATTATATTGCTCGGCAGTTACCATGCTTAGAGGCATGCCGATTAACTCATAAGCCTTTCTGATAATCAGCTCTCCTTTTATGTTATTCGCACTATAACTTCCGCTAGTTGCCGGCATTTAGATAATCTCTTTTTTAGTTAAACTTGCAAAAATTGAACCCTAACAGGATTAGTTCCTGTAGGAGTTGTACCAATTTTAAAAAGTAAATTAGCTCCTATATTATTATATTGAGCAAAAAATGATGCCGTACGAGAGCCAATAAAGCTTACAAAATCACCAGTACCAGTACCACCAGCAGCTGGAGCAGTACTCAAATCATCGTATTTTCCTAGACCTATAAAATTCTTCAATGAAATAAAACCTTGATAAGTAAGGGGATTCTCAGCTGCTGCTATTGTGTTCAAGGAAAAAGTACTTGCGCCAGATCTTAGCAGATTTAGAGGAATAATCGGATAGTATCCGCTATTAGAAAAACCTACTAAAATAGTATTTGCGCTACTAGTACTTGGAATTATTTTCTCTATGCTATCAAAGCAGTTGACGCTTGTAACTATATTTCCACTTGGCCCTGCTAAGATTTCGCGAATAAAAACTCCATTCTGATAACCGATAATAGTAAAATTTACACTAGAAAGATTGGAGGCTGAAGAGAAATTAATTCTTGGCACAATACCGAAATCATCAACACATCTAACTGTTCCTGTAGTTTTATTTACATTAGGACCATTTAACGCTAGAGGAGTATTTGCAACTAGTGCTTGCGAGAGTGATATTCCATTTCCTACAAGAACTGGCCATTTATATTCACGAAATTGGGACATAATAATTTCCTAATTTTTAAGTTCTTTTACAAAACAGGAAGCACTTAAGCTTTAATTTTAAGTGCTTCTTTTTTTAATTAAGCTGTTGACCCTTGTGCGCCGATTACCCCAAGAGGAGTAAACATACCAAAAGAATAACGGCCTGATGCAAGTACTGACATGGTTTCAGTTACGGGATCGGTTGTAACATTTACTTTAAGTGGACGTCTTACGAAATGCTTACGAGTTCCCTTAACGTTAGTTAATCCGAACCAGTTGCTAGGATTTGTTAAGAAATGGCTTACTTCATAACCTTGCGGAATAGCCTTCATGTTATAAAGTGCATTTATGTCGTTATTAGCCGTTCCTGTTCTAAATACAGACTCAAGTAACCTGCAACCTGAGAACATTAAATCTTGTGGAAGTAACAATCTCTCAATTTGAGCATTAATTAATAACCCTGCCTGATCTTTCATTTTACCAGCAAGTATTACTGCCTGTTCAACTCCTGCTTCACTAAAGTCGACATTAACATTAACGCCGCTAAATGCTCCAACGCGGTTAGAATAAACACCCCCATCATAAGGTTGAGAACCGGAGCAAAGAGGTTGTCCATTACTTTGCACTGCTGCTACGTTAAATGCCTGATTAAAAGGGTTCATTGCTACTACTTCTCTGGTTTGTTCATAAGAAGTAGTAAGCGATTTAGTCCCATTAAAGAACTGATCAGCATAAAGATCATCTTCCATAGCAATATTGGTGATCTGAAAACCGAGGGCAAATTCCCGATGGACAAATTCATAAATAAACCGCTCAGCCATGCTATCCATTTTAATAGGAGCACCTTGGGTTTTCTCAAGAGCGTAACCTGTTCCTCTAATATCAACCATCCTTTCGGTATGTTTAACAGAGTTAGATTGTTCATAGATTTTGGTATATTCCCCCTTAAACCGATCATACTGAGATTTTACCTCATAAAGACCCGGCCAAAGCAGACTTGGAATATCACCGGTTGTTATAATAGACATAATTATTTACCTTTATTTTTAGTTTTACTTTTCTTTACTGATCCTGCCTTAACAGGTGTTTTTTTCTTCTTTTTCGGTAGATATAATCCCTCCTTTAAAAGAGATGGTATATTGCCACTTGTTATTATGGACATGATCTTACCTTATTGAGTTAATTTTGCTCCTGGAGTTCCTGTAGAACCATGAATATGTACATTGAATTTACATAGAACATCAATAAAAGGCATACTAACACCTTGTATTAAGTTCGTTGGATTGGCATTCGTCTGTAATTCTGGAACTAACCCAAGAATTTTAATTTCCCTAGTTATATTACCATCTCCATTTGCTGCAGTTATTGTAATAGTTGAACCATCTAAATAATAAGCAGATAGTCCAGTTGTCGTATTACCTGTTGCAGGATTATTGGTAGGAATTGCACCAACAGGGGCAGTAAAAGGTATTCCTCCTACTTGTAAGGAAGCATTTTGACCGATAAAAGCTGCTTGGAAAACTGAAGGTGCATAAACACCTCCTTGTGCAGCAACTATAGCATTATTTGTTGAAGTAGAAATCTGAACTTTAAATACTACTTCTGGGTCATCATTAACCCGAGCAATGATTTTTGTTCCTGCTTTAACTTGTCTGCTTGCTGGCCAGTAATCAGAACTTACTCGATAACCAGTTAAGACATCCGTAAATTCACAACCCATAAAAATCCCTACAGGTATTCCTGTAACTACAGTAGCTGCAGCGCCTGCAACAGGGGTATATCCTGCAACTATAGTACCTGTTCCTCCTGCAATAGAATTGGCAATCGTATCAGCAGGTGGTTTCATTCTTACTAAGTCTCCTTTAAAAATATTACCATTATAGGTAGTTAAGCCATCATCAGATGCATAAATAAAGTATTGACCTAGTTTTTGTGTTCCGCCGTTTCCTATTTGAGACTGAACCACTTCTAAACCATAAGGTCTATTAATGCCGTTAGACATGATTATTTCCTCTTTTATTTGTTTAAAATATTTAAAATAATAACAATTCAAGGCAATGCCTAATTGTTACAAAAGATAAGCTAATACAAGCTTTTAAAGACCTTTTAACGTCTAGTTATGACGATAAACTTTATTCTAGATAAGTTTCAAAACTAGCCTTTTTGTGTCTTGCGATGACAGAGGTAGCTTTTAAAAAAAGATTTAGCTACAAACTACGACCTTTTATAGTCTAGTTATGACTTTTAGTACTTAATTATATTATAACAAAGATACTTGCAGTTTTGCAAATCGTACTACTATTTTAGATTTAGCTTATATTATCTTCTAAGCCTTGAGCGAGTATTGCTTCAAGCTCTTCTTGTTCTATCCTATCCATTATTTTTTGCCATTTTTTTAAATCAATACTGAAGACCCCGTTTTGATCGGTTCGCAATTGTTTCTTTATAATTGGATGGCCAAGTGCTAATCTAACTAATCTGATTAACAAAAATCTTTCCTTCTTTAGCAATAAATTTTCTAATTTGCTTTTAACTTCTTCTTCCGAAGCAACCCCTAAAATAAAATCTTCAATAAAACCCTTCGTGAACCTTAAAATAATCTTGTAATCTTTCTCAATATCTAAAGAAACTTTAACTTCTGCATAACCCTCTGAATGTAAAAATATTTCTTCTATTTGATATTCATACATAACATCAATCTCTTGATTAAATTCTTTAAAAATTAACTCCCAAATACTACCACAGATACGCCGTCGAGTACAGGTAGTAAGTTACCGAGCGTATCGGTTGCAAAAACGATGACTTCAGTAGCTGACCTGGACCTAAAGAACACTTGAAACGGCGCTACTACTTCCGTTCCTCGTGCTAATGCCGTTAATACAGCATAATTACCATCAGCAAAAGGAGTAGCAAACTTTATAACATAGGCCCCTTGCGCTCCGCTAACCGAGGCTATATTAAAACTGCTCTCTATCTGGATATTATTAGTTGGGGCATTATTATCGTAAAAGAAGCAATAAGCTTTAGCAGTAGCAGGATTTATAATCTTCCCCGGTACGCTCATATTACCAACATTATCAATTTGAGTACTATTTAAATTAATTACCCCATCATCTACAGTAGCGAGGTTAATATCCTGATCACCGCTTGCGGTAGTAATGGTATTTACCGAGATCAAGAGATTACCGACATTAATACTGGATAATCCTACTAGAGAGTCGGCTAAATTGATAATTACATCGTTTGTTTCCCCATCACCGCTTTGGACGTTTATATTAGAGCCGCCTCCTATCTTTCGAGTTACAAAACTTAATGGAGTATTACCGGTTATTACTAAAAACCCATTCTGTACCTGAGTAGTTAGTTTATTTAAATTATTTAAGGATTCAGATATGGTAAACTTCATGTTTCCTGAAGGCGGCGTAATGGTTGAGTTCGTGATATTTAATGCGTTGTTTTCTGATTCTGCCGAGAAAGTAATGATCCCACTTGTTCCTCCGCCAAAAGGGATCATTCTCCATGTCCCTGAAATTATTGAATTATCAATTAAGTATACTTGTCTAACTTCCCCCGGAATAATAACAGTTCCTAAAGGACTACCATCATAAGATAAAATAGTAAAATCATAATCACCCACATTGTTAAACAGCAAACTAGTACCGGTTTCTACAGTATTACTTGGAGGAAGAGTGATTGTATACGAGTCATTGCTAGAGCTAACATCATTAATATCACTAGCAATCTCTCCTTCAGTCCGGGGATAAGGCCAGGATAGTTTGATATTGCTGTTTAGTATGATTTTGGAATATGACATGATTTTAGATTATTGTATTTCTTTTTAGTGAGTATCCTTTTTCTGAAAAAGGCATCAATGGATTGTAAATATCGGTCTGTACTTTCTGTAGCGTATCAATCATTACTCTTTCAGCTTTGACCTCATAATATTCCTGTTCTTTAAGTCCATAACGTTCATCACGAGCTAAAAGAATTGTATCACCAGTAGTAATACTGTCATTTTCCGATCTTAGGTCTCCTCTATAAGTACGTTTGTTTTTAAGTCTATCAGGAGATACGATATACCACTTCTTAGCTAGTAATCTATTAATCCTTTCAGGATTATTATAAGCAAAATAATATTCCTCGCCCGGTTGCTTGATTTCGTCAATAAGAGATTTAAAGGGACATGTTGAATCACTAAACATCAAATCAAAATCATTGTTTTCAAGATCATGCTCCCTGATATCTCTATCTACGGACTGAAACTCATTATTTTTATCCTGTTTATATTTAATTGCCATTTTTTGACCTCATTTCCTTATTATGTTTATCTAAAAGCTCACGATATCTCTCATAAGACATACCAAAAGCAAGTGCTGCCTTTTTCTCTCTATCGCTTAATTCCCTTGTTCTTGAATCAGGCACTCCCTCCATAGGAGCACGGCTACGAACCGCCCCAAAATGTTTGGCAGGTACATGAGCAGAGGAAATATCCGGCGATTTTAAATTATCGATATACTCATCTATCATGCTGTAATAACTACCGGAACCTATTAGGTGTTCCTTATTGTTAGTCTGGTATTTGCGATCTAGCCTTTTAATAAAGGATAATACTGATGTAGCTAGCTTCTCATCATACTCAGGGGCGTTTTTATCTATTTCAGGATTACTTTCAAGCCAGCTATATAACCTATCTTCATATTCTCTTGCCCTGATTCTATTTAATTCTTCTTCGGAATATTCTTCTTTGGGAAAACTTGATATTCTAGATGCCTCATTCAAAGCATGGGTCGCCTTTGAAATCTCAGCTGTAGCTCTACTAACCCCAGCAGCATCGCCGTTTTCTAGTGCTAACTGCAACCTTGCCTGGGCCATTTCAAGTTCGCTGGCAACATTGTTCTTATAATGGGTAGAACCGGTATTTATCGCCTGACGGAGCAACTGCTGCATTTCTAGTTTTTCTTGATTTAACTGCTCCAACTGCTCGCTAAGCTTTGCTTTTTCTTCACGTTCCTTTTTTAATTTTGACCAGTATTTTTCTCTGTCTTTTTCAGAGACAGAAGTTTTAGTAGACTTTTCGTCTTTTTCGCTAACATCCCCAGAAATATCAATTTTTTCATTCTTATCCTCCATATTTTCCGATTCTTGCTCAGCTGCTTCGACATTCTTTTGGGCTTCTTTGTCCTCAAGCTTGTCATCCTTGTTTTCATCAAGCTCTTTTAAAGGAGGAATAGAACCATTTAAATCGCTTGTATTTTCAATATCTACTTTAAACATGCTCTTTACCTCGATACTTTTGATGGGTTGTCTACTAGTAGCTTGATTTTAAAATCCTCTACCATAATTATTGGCTCTCCCTCATATTTTGACTGCAATGATGAACCACGCGGGAATATAACCCAGTCTCCCTCTTTTACATAAGGGCCGCTCGGAAACTGATCGCCCTTATAACTATCCGGGCCAAGCTTTAATACCATGCCAACCATTGAGTTGTATTCCAGATCATCAGCAATAGCACTCGGGGGTTTTATAATTCCTCCCCTTGTAACTTCTTCAACAGGAGGTTTGTAGATAAGAATTAATACATTGATTCCGGTAACCGATACTTCCTTGAATCTCTCTATCATTGCTTCCTTATGAAAGCTTTGAAGATCAATACCTTTGGTTTTAAAATCTTCCGGTTTGTAATTGGTTATTTCACAGTTATTCATTGTTATTTACCTCTATTATGTGTCTGTTAAACAGTTCAAGCGCTATATCAAGACCGGTAATTACCCCGACATGATACTTGTATCCCTCTAGCGTAGAGATACTCGAAGGATCGCTTAAAATGCTCCTGTATCTATCAATTTCAGCTTCAATATTTCCTATAACGCCAGAAGTAAAAGAACGTTGCTTATACATATTATTCCGGTTCATTGTGATTATTTACCACTCCTTCCCTTATTCTTACAAGGCTTTGCTACTGCACCACTCTTGGTAGCAACATCTTTTCTAATTTTAGCAGCGCCCCCGGCAGCATACTTATTACAGCTTGTTTCCTTGTCTCTTGCCATTTCTTGCATTTTGTTCATAGCGAATTCTCTTTTTTGTCTATTCATAAATAATCTCCTCTTTTATTGGTTCGGGTGGAATTTGCGACCGTAGCGCTTCTACTTGTGCCTTTAACTCAGCTTCTTTTGCTTTGTACTCAAGCTTTAGTAATTCAAGCTCGGTCTTACTGTTTATTTCTTGCTCCTTAGTTAACGTATCTATTACTTTTTCTTTCTCGTTTAGCTCGAGCTTTAAAAGTTCAATTTGATATTTCTGCTCGGCAAGCTGTTGTTGTTCGGATACTTTTAACTCGGCTAAATACTTCTCTTGCTCTAATTTTGCCTTATCAAATTCAATGTTCATTTGGGTCTTATAGCCGTCAGCTTCAATATTTAAATGAGCTAGCCGTTCCTTTGACTCTACTTCAAGGCGCCGCTGCTCAATATCGGCAATCTGAACCTGCAGAGCCGGGTCTATAGGTTGCTCCTGCTGCTCTTGTGGCGCTACTTCGGGAAGTAGTATCTTATCAATATCGTTAATACCAAGTGCCTGATATACTTTTAAATACACCTCTCTCATGTTATGTAGCTCAGGGCTACTGCTAGCTAACTTTAAAATACTTTCTGCCTTGATTATTCGCTGCGTAGAAGACTCAACAGACGGATCAGATACAGGGATTACTTTCAAACTCTCTTTATCCAGAGGTAGTGATGGCAGGTTGAACATTTTATAAAAAAGTTGTAGCTCTTCACTAAAACTACTATGAACTGTTCTCATTATTGCCGATTGCATCCGATTTGATACTTCAAGCAAGGCAATAGTAGTACCGACAGGCGTATTCTGATTATTTTCAGCTAGTCCTGCTTCCGTTGTAGATGCTAACTCCTGTGTCTGAGCAGTTATCCGGTTAATATATTCAAGTAAAGCAGGAGACGGGCCATTATAAGGAAGCGGCATGATTGAATCACGCAAGGATAAATTACCGGTTTCAACAGTTACGAATTGCCCGGGTAATATCGTTAAATCATTATTGGTAGTCTTTATTCCCTTGGACTTCATCCCTCCCGGGAAATTCTGGAAAATAGCTGCGTCAATTGCCCCC